TGTTCTCCTATACGTATGGCTTCGTCTATAATTTCTTTATCTATATCCATCAGTCTTTAAACTCACATTGGTTAGATTTGAGCGTAGTCACAAATATTTTTTGCAGGACAGAAGCGACATAAGCCACTTGGTTTGGCAGGCCAGTTATCTGAGTCTGCCGCTTGGTAGATGCGGTTGATACGCCCGAGAAGTTCTTCCCACATCTTAGTAGCATCGCTCCGCTTGTAGATTTCAGCGTCCATCTTCATGTCTTTCAGCCATACAAACGTGCTAGTTACTTCGTTTACATCAGGGAAATGTTTGAACACTTGCAAAGCAAACATCTCTAGCTGTGTGAAGTCGGGTCTGCGCTTACCAGTTTTCCAATCCATAACGATTGCTTGGTCATCACGGATAATCAATACGTCCAGTATGGATCTCAACCATGCGTCCTTTGCAAACCAACTTGTTGCTGTAAGGTTTTCTGTCAGTGTCAGTTGATGCTCTACGAACAGCTCCGCATTTGGATCACTCGCAAGTTTGTCGATAGCAAAGCATAACGCTTCGTACTTCTTAGTCTCCGTGGTGAGTTCAGACCCTTTAAGTCTAGCTTCCAGAGCTTCATGGATGCGGTTGCCATACAGACTAGCTTCACTGCCCTCATCCTGAATTTCTTTGGTGACACGCTGTAAGTAGTAGCGTTTCGGGCAGTTCTCGAACAGCTTAATAGCTGAGAATGAATGTGCTAACTGCATTGAACCTCCATAGGTATGCACCGTAAGGGCGGTGTTCGCCACTCACGGTAAAGTTTACTTAGCATCACCGTAGTTATACCCCACGCCAGACTCGCAAGCAACAGGTAAATCCCTAGCCCACGAGGGCGGGGTTGACATTTTCCTCTCAACGAGTTCCTGTGCGTGTGCCTTGTCTTCTTCCAGGCAGCTGATGATTACCTCATCGTGTACCTGAAACGCTACATGGTATGACTGTCCGATGGATGCCATTTGTTCTGCGACCACAATCCTAGCTAACGCTTGGACTATGTTCTCTGTGACCTTGCCGCCGTAGATGCGTGTCCAGTCAACCGCTATCTGCTCACCTGAAGTGACCCTAGCCTTCACTAGTTTCTTATAGGTTCGTGCGTCTGCGATATATTCAAAGCCATCTGGTGTCTGGCGCAACGCATTATACTGTATGCGTAGGCCGTTCGGTAGGACGATGCCTTTGCTGTCGTAGGGTAGCAGGTCTGTAATGTTACCGCTTCCACCTGCAACCATTGTCGTAAGCGCGTGACCGCATTTATTCCATAGCTCCACAATCTTGTGGTTCTTCTGGCGGTAGAGCCTGACAATACGTTGTGCTTCGTTCTCATCAATGTCTACACTGATGCCTCCCTGCCCAAGCGCAAGCGTGTTACGGAACTTAACATGCCCCATGCCATAACCTAAGCCGAGAATACAGGTCTTACCAACGAACCGCTCAATCTTGTCTGCCTTAGTTACAGGCTTACCGTAAATCTCTGATGCGAACTCACTGTAAACATCACGCCCTTCACGAAACGCTTGCACCAGATCATGTTGTCCTGCGACATACGCAACCATTCGGGCCTCAATCTGTGACGAGTCACAAGCTATTAGTATCTCGCCCAGTGGTGCAGTCAGCGCACTCCGTATTGCTCCGTTGCGTGGTAGGTTCTGTAGGTTTAGCTTGTCTCCACCAGAGAAACGACCAGTGTGTGCGCCATAATAATTAAGCATGATAGGCAACGCGCCACGCTCCGCTACCTTCATTAGATTTTCTGTGCGTGTTTCTTCGATGGTAGACTTTGTGCCTAGCCTTGCCGCCACAAGGTTCTGAACTCGTGGGTCTGGATGCTCAAGCAGAGCAGTGAACTCTTTGTCTGTCTTTGCAAACGCAAACGATTGCTTGCCTGTGCGTAAACTTGTTTTCATAGGCGGCTCAACGCCAACGGTCTGCAACAGCTTGGCGAATATCTGGTTAGACATAAGGGCTTTCTTGACCTTCTCTGCACTCAGCCCCTTCAATGCCAAGTCATCAATCAGCTTGCGCTTATCAGCCTTAACCTTCTCCAAGTGCTGTGCAAGCACATCCGTGTCGAGTTGTATAACAGGTTGTGTATACATCCGTATCGTCTGGTCAATGACCATAAGCTCAGATATAGGGAAGCCCTTCTTTAACTTCTGGAACAGTTGGTAGGTAAGCTCAACATCGTTGACACAGTAAGCCGCATACCTGTCAAGTTCTTCTGGTGTGAAGTCCTTTCGGTGACGGCCAAGGTTGTTGAACACTTCATCACCCTTCTGCCCTAACCCATAGTGCGCCGTCAGTGCCTTAAGCGAACCGCCTACCACAGCATTGTGTAGGGGTCTTGCCATAGACAGAGTATCGAACCAGAACTTAGGCTTGATACCGTAGTGCCATGACAAGATAGCCCCATCAAATGCGGTGTTGTGGGCAAGTATCGCCTTGTCGGAATAGTCCAACGAGTTAAGAAACTTACCCACATCATTACCGCTATACCAATCGGTAGGATAATCGTTCACCTTGACACATACACCTATCACCTCGAACCGAGGGTCACGGACATAGGCTTCCGTGGTCATCTTAGACAGCGAATACTGCCTGTCGTAATAGGTTTCAAAGTCAATGGTTACGATGTCCATACTACAAGTTCACTCCTTCTGCGATTGGCAGTCCGTCATTGCTTAGGTCTGCATACTCAACATTGGCGGTAGCAACTTCGCCGCCGCAAGCCATGTAACCTGCACCATCCACCCAGTTATCTGCGTGACTTGGGTTGTTCTTAGCACGAGATACCTTGACCAATGTCATCATCAAAGCAACATCACTTGCGTCTAGCTCATGGTGTTTACCCTTGAGGTATGCGTTCCATAAGTCAGCGATACAGTTGAAGTTAGACTCCATAGTGCCGTGCAACTTCTCACGAGAATCTGTTGTCAGGCGTGATGCCTCCGTCAATATCTCAGCACGACCCATAGGCTTTGGTTCTTCAAAGCTAGGCTTAGCCACTTCAGCCTCAAAGATTTCCTTCGGTGTCCCTATCTTCTGCATTAGTTTGTGGGTGTATCCATACGAAACACCAGTGGCTTTAGACACCTCCGCAGGGGTAGCCAGTTTGTTTTTGAGTAGGTATGCCCACACCTTCTCAGCCTTAGATTTCTTAGGTTTTGCCATTCTCATCTCCTTCTACCTTACCTTCATGTAAAGTATATATAACTACACCTTTACCACAATGTAAAGAATATTCATTGGCAACTTGGACAGCTTCTTCGGCTGTCGCTCCCATTGCCATTGCTCCAAGCGCATACTCTCTACCATCTCCGAAAGCCATAGGTGCGGATAGCTCTACGGATGTTCCGTTTGCAGACCAGACAGATAACCCCTGTCGGTTCACGACAATAAGTTCTGCTGTGTTTGACTTGATGTCCAGCGCTGGGCGGTCTTTTGTTTTGAACCACTCGCGCATCTTTAGTATGTTGCCGAGCATACCTACGCCCGACACAATACATTCCTCACCAGTAACACCATCGGTTACATACCACGCTTTCTCTGACTCCCATTTCATAGAGCCATCGTTAGCCTGTCTGTCCGTGGCAAGTTTCTTACCATCCCAAACAATTACACTCACTCCTTTGCCTCCGTTTCAAATACTCCGAACCGTTGGCGCAGTGCGATGCTTTGGTTGTTACACACATGGTCAAGAGCCTGTAGGACATCTTGCCCATCAGGTTTGACACTGCGGTAGTATCCGTTAGGTGTCGTCTGGGCCAGACCCATAAGCAGTTCTTGTGGGAACTCGTTGTGGCGAATGCAATGTTCAAGCAGGTCTAACCATTGTTTAGATGCCCAGTCAGGCTGTCGCCAATCCCATCGGTTACTCTGTGCCTGACGTTCTGCCCACATCTTATCAATGATGCCATCGAAAGCATGGACTCTGACACGAGCCTTGATACCCTTCTTGAACTTAGCCAATGCCCTGCGCCATTGCTTGCGCTCCTCTGGTTTCTCAATCATCTTCACATCTGGTTGTGGATTGAGGCACTCACCGCTGACAATATCGAACTCAATGCCACCAAAGTAATAGGCTTTCTCTCGCATCACTGGCATATAATGTCCATACAGTGAATATTTATATCCATAGTAAGGGTCAGCCGCATCTCCACCATCTGCATCGTATAGCTTCTGCATCTCGTCCATCACAGGCTTGCTACCTGCAATACGGTATAGCCCAGTGCGATGTCGCATAGTGGTGATAGGTAGCCAACGATGCAGTGCCGATACAAGAGTTTGCGCATTGTTACGGAATGTTTCACTCGGCATGACGAACCGCAACTTGTTGTCAGGTGTCAGTTCACACAGGTTTTGCTCGCCGTAGTTGACGAGTTTGAATAGGAAGTTACCGTTGTCTTGCTTGAACATACGCAACCAACCAGTAACAGGCTTACCCTTTGCAGGGCTTCGCACTCTAGACCATAGGGATTCTGCGTCACTGTAGTTAGTCACGCCACGCTTATCTGTTTGCAACCATGTCATAAGTTTATACCTCTCTTATCGTGTTAGCTTGGAAAATGTTACAGCCGCAGTCATGCTGTTGAGGTCAACACCAATCTCATCTGCGTCTTTCTTCTTGCGTTCGACAATCTTCTTGTGTCTGTCTTTGGCATCCTCATCTAGCAAATCCCATAGGGCAGGGAACGCTTTGAGTGCGGGTGCTAGAGTGGAATAAGTTGTCATGAGTTTGTCTAGCCCGTCGATGAACTCGGCTTGCTTTGCTTCGGCATTGAATATGCCACGCACATACTCTTTGAACTCAACCTTGAGCCAATCCCAACGCCCATTATTGAAGTCACAAGTGCCTTCACGCCAGTTAGCTTTGAAGGCAGTGACATTCTCATTGAAGTTGTCAGGCCAACGCATAGGCTTGCTGAACTCAAGACGTATAACCTCGCATTTGTATGCGTCTTGCGTATGGCAACCAGTCTGAAATACATCCTCTGGTGCATTGTGAAATCCGCTGAACTCAATCTGTGTTTTCTTAGCCATTGCGTAGTCTGGCAGTGCGTCGAATTGAGAACGAGCGTGTTGAGGGAAGAAGGACTGATACATCTTATCAGCCCAGTGTGAAGGCACATTCGCCTTCGCAGTTTCAATGTTAGTCTTGAACATCGCTCTAGCATTAGAACGAATAGTATCTTTAAGTGTATCTGAGAATCTTACAGTAGCCATTGTTATACCTCCATCTTTACTACTTCACCGAATGGTGCTTGGTCACTGTGCGTTGACACCCACAGCACAGGATATTCTGGTGCGTCACCGAAGTCGTAACAGCACAGGTCAGTTAGAAACACGCAAGCAATAGGGTTGATGTCATTGTCTTGCATGAACTGAAACACAGGACTAAAGGCAGTGCCGCCTCCGCCATGTGGTTTGATTACAGGTGTATCTGTTTGTTCATAGGCATCATGGTGTGACACCTCGGAATCAAAGTAAATAACATGCAACTTGGCAGGGTGGTGGTCTTGATGCACCTTGAGTATCTCTGCCGCATACTGGTCAATCTCCTCTTGCCCGATTGAGCCAGAGCAATCGACAGCGAAAGCAATCTCACCCAATGCTTCACCTGTTACGCTTGGTAGATACATACCTTGCTGTATGAACCTGCGGTTAGGTCTTGCAAACGAGCGGTCATCAGTGCGTTGCTTGATAACAAAGTTCTGAAGCACATCAGCCCAGTGGACTTTAGGTTGCAGAACATTCTCGACTAGTCGTTCCAAACCTGCGCTTAGTTTGCCCATCATCTTGGCGGCTTGTGCCGCTTGAGCAACTTTGACTTTCCACTCGGCTTGCTGTTGAGCTTGTTCAGCAGGGCTACCCTCACCATCCATACACTGGTCAAAGGGTTGTCCTTCACCGCCATAGCCTCGCCCATCTTCGGGTGTATCAGGAAGGTTGTTGTAGATACCATCACTAGTGCCGCCACCTGCATTATATATGTCGTCACTAAGCAGACCGCCTTGTGGCATCTTACCGATACCCTCGTCAGTCAGCAGTTTGTTGATGACATAGTCACCTGCCATGTTCCACTTGAAACCGTCACGGTTATTGCGTCTGAAGTTATGCTCAAGCATTGGGTGGAAACACTCATGAGCAACAAGAAACTTGAGTTCCTCATCGGTCAATGGTTCGCAGAAGTCAGGGTTGAACATCACTTGCTTGCCATCAGTAGCGGCAGTTGGGATTTCTTCAGTGATGCGGAAGGGCATATTCATGGCGATACTGCCGATGAAAGGATGCTCCAAGACAAGTGCAGTCTTGGCTTTACTGAGTCGTAGATTCAAGTCCATTAGTTTCCTCCTCTATGGATTCATTGATGTCTTTCTGGATGTCACTGAGTATCTTCACAGCAGTGCCATGTGGGATATACTCAAGCACTAAGTCTATGAGTAAGTGCATAGGCATCTCGTGCATACGGTCATGCCACACATTCATGGCAGACTTTTGGGTCTGCCACAGGTTTTCAATCTCATCTAAAGTCACATTACGCTCCCATAAATGCGCCCATACGCTTCATAATGTCGTTGGCTTCAGCCGCTTTATCACGGCGTAGGTCAGGGTCATTACGAAGTGCATCGGGGTGGTTGTTAGCCAATGATTGCTCAACTTGTTGACGCATAGCCTCAAGGTTGGGGTCATCGGTAAAGTTAAGTCGAGACAATACAGAGCATACCTCACGAGTATTCTCGACTAGGGTGTCACGAAACACAGCCTTTGGGTCAGCCAGTTTCTCAGCCATATGCTGAACACGGTCATACAGTCGTTGCCATGCCTCCTTCATAGCGTTCTGAGCCGCGTCTTGAACACGAGCTTCAACATCCTGTTGGATGCGTGACAACTCATGGTCAGCAATCTCAACTCGGAAGTCGTTAGATGGCACAGGAAAGATACCCATATCCATCTTGAACTTGCGCTCAATTTCATACAGTGGGGGATAGTCATTGGGGTTGTATAGATTACCCAAGAACCGTTGAGCGTCCTGTTTCAAGGACTCGTAGTTGTCGGTAAAGGTTGTGACAAGTTGTTGCCATTCAGCCTTAGCCTTGCGGAACTCAGTCATAAAGGCCAAGTAGTTTGCACTCGGTAGCATCTGAGTGCCTTCGATACCCCACGGTAGAGTGTTGGCATAGTAAGCCTTGCGAATAAGCGTAGACTTCTGATGCACATTGGATAGGTAGTCGTTCATAGGCAACAAAGATTTGTTGTAACGACCTGCTTGAACAGCCGAATTGTATGCGGTGGCTACCTGTTCGGTAGCCTTCTTGTCATACTTACGAGCAGTCCATTGAGAGATGTTCAGTTGAACGAGTAAAGCCTTGTCTGATAGTTTCATAGTTACCTCCAGTATTAGAACAAGATGTTTTGGTGATTGATTGCCCAGTTGGTAAACGCTTGCGTTGAAGAAAGCTCAGGCTTCTTACGAGCCGCATAGGATACCGATAGAACTGAGAACTCAGGTGGCATACGCTCTGCATAGGTGCAAACACGCTCAAAGTTGTTCTCAGTAGCCCGCTCTGCGATAGCGCCAGACAGTGCATACAAAGTAGCAGGGTCTTCTGGAACATCTGCAGTAGTAGGATTCATGATGATGTTGTCGGGGTTAGGTAGTTTGCGATATATCTTCACAAAGCCAACGAACTCTGCCGCCGCACCTTCACCAACAGCACCCTTGAAGCACTCATACTCAGCGTCAGGACTGACGATGCCTAGTATGTCACTGACACCCTCAACCCAAGAGCGTGGTGTAGGGTTCTGGTCACGCTGTGGATCAAAGTCGTGTAACAAGTTGGGACGAAAGCGCAGAAACGATACAACCTCAGGGGCTACACCGTTCTCAATCATCCACTTGGTTGAGTCATCAAGGTGTGTCTCAAGTTCGATAACAGTCTCGCGGTTAGCGAGGTGAGAAAGCACACGATTAGCACCTGCTCTGTCCTCTTGACGGTTGCCAGTAGACACAACCATCGAACCTTTCTTGAGCGGAACACCGTGTAATGTTCGGGCTTGTTGGATGTTA